CTCATGTTTTAGTATAAAACTAATAAACATCAAGTCAGCATTCTGGTTAAACTCAGCCAGTCGCTTAAGACCTTCATATTTGCTATCTGCAATATCTTCACTAGCAATAACAGTCTTGCTTGCTACATTAAGGAATACACTCTCTAATTGCTTTGTCACATCAACACCTCCTCCGCTCCTCAGTTGCGACTGCTATTTACAAATTCTAACTCGCATTCACAATGAATGTGAGCAGGGTAGATCTCAAAAACATCTTCTATACTAAATATTTGGTCATGCCTTTCGACACATACTTCACATGGGTTCCTAAACTGACAAATCCATCTAGCTTGATCGTAACCAAGATCTATATGGCTAGAGATAATTCCTGATGCGTTTGCTTTCTTTACACCTTCTGTCGCAAACAGCCTGAGTCGATATCGTTCTTTTTCAAGCACTTTATTTATAAGTGGCAAGTAATCGTCCACATCGAAAGAAGTTAGTTCGAGAAGTTGTTCTTCTAAGCTGTCGCAGAGCTTCTTGAGATACATATCATTCCATTCAATAACCTTATTTAAATATTCATTGTAACTGTTGCTATCGGGTGTATGGTTATGTACATCTATGTATGAAGTCTCACTAACTCTGCTAAATGTTGCATCTCCTGTCTTTTTCATTTCTTCGAAAAATGCAAAGATAGCAGCTACAACCAGGCTTTCATCTATTCCTTGTTCTTTTGCGATCTCTAAAATTCTAGATTCTAAAACCGCATAAAGTGCTGAAATCTTCAAAAAATACAAGTCTGCTTCGTCAAGAAGGTATTTTTTTGCTTCTTCTGACCCCATTACCATTCCAGACCCCATTGGCTTTGGGTTAGGATCGCGACTATCTCGATCTTCACTATCTGGAGAGTCTAATGGTCTACCTGGGCTTGTCACTGGTGCAACACCCTCGGGAGTAGAATCATATTTCGACTTTTGGAAAGGAGATGAAGGAATAAGTATACCCTCTGAATCACGTATTTCTTTTTCGAGTTTAAGTCGCTCTACTTCTGTCAGGATATCGAAACCAGTCTCACTAAGAAGTGTTTCGGCAGAAAGTACTCCGTGTTGGTGAAGGCTGAGGAGAATTTGTCTAAACGTCTTTTCTTCTTCCAGGTTTACGCTACCTACATGCGGTTTTGCCCATGTTTTTAGATTATTTTCTTTAGCAATAATCCTGTATTCTCTCTCTATCCAGTCCTCTAAATCTTCTCTAGCCCATGCTAATCTCTCTACCATACCTTTAACAGCCAAATAAGCGTTGCTATTTCCTGTCCCAGCAGATTGCCCAATAAGAGTAGGCGGTACTGCAAAGCCATACAACAACTCTCTATTGACAAAATCATATTTTTTTGAATCAAGGGCCTCTGCATCAGCACGGACGTAATCAATCTCTAAAGCATGAGTCCAAACTAACTGATAAGCCTTACTGTTAGTTGTAATCATCTGACTAAACTTATCTAGCACACTCTGATCTCTAATAGGGAACTTGTCGCTTCCTAGTTTAAAAACTACAATTTGATTTATCACGCTATTAGCTGTAGATATATCCATCTTCATGTAAATTTCTTTCATTTTTAGTGGACGTAATACTCTTTTGAGTGTAACAGGGGCATATCTTTGATATGGTTGTTTGTGTCTACCTATATGGTAAACATTGTCTGGATCTAATTGAATTGCATCCTTTCCCCAATTTTTCCTGATATCATTAGGGAGGATTGATGGTATTATCCCTTTATCGCTTGCATTAAGTAAATCATCTAAGCTATTGTCTGGCTTTAAAGTTATTTGTGGCTCTCCAAACAATAATGAGCCTGTAACATGAGTGTATTCTGGATTTAATACCGTCCACTCATACTGAGGAACTTTTGTGCCATTCCTAGACTTAACTGTGCCTTCGTGCCTAGTGCGATACGTGAAAACGTTGTTTAGAAGAAAATACTCTAATATGATCCAACGACAAGCCTTTTTTAGATTGCTTGTTTCAACAATCCCATCAAAAAACTCTTGTACTTTTTTATCATCCGTTGTGTTTTTAATCGTATTATCTATAGCTAGTTCTACCATAGTATCAATGATTGTTCCGAACATAGCGTCGTTTGTATAATACCAACGGAGAATAGGAATAATTGAATGAAAGTCATTTGGGATTATACCTGTTCGCATCAAGGGTGTATCTGAAAAGTAAATACTACTGCTTTCTTTTTGATGCCATGGAACTGCGCTACCGATAGCTAACTCCACTGTGGCAGTACCATCATCGTGCAGTGTGGCTTTCATTGGCAATTCATTCTCTTGACCTAATGCAATTTTTTTATCTGCCACAGAGTTCACCGTCCTTTAAGTAAATATTCCCCATGCTAATGACGAGAAGCTATCTTCTTCTTTTTCTTCTAACGAATTGAAGTCTCTAGCCGCTTTATTTGCAAGCATTAGAGCGGTATATCTATCTTTTTGCATTCGTTTTGATGGTGTATCAAACTGAATGACACCTGTTGATGTGGTTTTTGTGATAATAGATACAATCTCTTTCTCCATACTTTTCATTTCTTCAAAGATTAATTCTGATTCTTCATCACCCTTAATTGGCTCCAATGGCATAATCAAACGACCATGCTCCATATCAGATTTGAGATTCATATTCATTTCGTAAATTTCTTTAGGTGAGAAGTATACTAAGTCTAATATTCTTTTGCCATACCTATCAGGTGAATCTTTGGGATCGATGGATAGAATAGGATCTTCTTCTATTAATTCACCCTTTTTGTTCTCCCAAACAGACTCTTCAGCAATCAAGTCCCTGACAGAAGTTCCACCTCCACCGTAGTCCAATGCAATACGCACTATATTAAACTCTCTGCATAGTCTGCGGATTTCTCCTGCCATCTCTGGAAATGTAAGACCTTTTCGTCCATTTACATAAACAACCCGATTACCATTTCTGCTCAGTCTAATAACACATACAGCGAAATTGTCACTTTCTCTAGCAGGGTCAACGCCTAAAACATATTGGCACTCATCTTTCCCTTTGGCTTCTGTTAGACAATGCTTCTTCTTGATTGTACTAAGCAATGAAGCAGGGAAGAATCCATATGAATCTCTGGGCCATAACAGTTTATACTCCATGAGAAATATTTCTCTAGGAGAGTGTAGTCTACTGTACTCAACGATTTTTGGGTCTAAGAACTCTCCTACATCATCGCAATCAAACTCATGTACGGAATATGATTTGTCACCACTAGCTTGAAGACGTTTGTATTCCAGATATAGTGGGTATGCCCAGCTAAATTGCCATGTTGCAGATGATGCTAGAATCAACTGGTTCCCCTCTTCATCTGCTGTCATAGGGGCTGTAGGATCTTTTCTTGTAGCAAGCATTGGTACGAGAACTGTTTTGAACACTTTTTCATCTACTTGGGGGAATTCGTCCAAAAACATTTTGAAGAAGCGTTCTCCTCTAACTGCATTACCATCGCCAATAGGTAAAGCTTTTACGAAAGATTCGTTCTTTACATACCAACCATGTTGATCATTTCCTCGCGTCGGAGGTTGTTTGCTTGATGCTTGCATAATGGGTGATTCGTTATAAAATCTAGTAATTTCCTCAAAGCATTTTTTCGCTTGTCGGAAGTTGCCTGAGATAATCCCTAATCTTTCATGGGGGTAAAGTAACCCTCTAAGCACAAGGTAAACAGCAATTATAGCAGTTTTACCTCCACCACGAGTAAGAATAAGCATAACGAAGGGTGTTCCTTTCCAAAGATCATTAAGAATAATTCTCTGATGTGGAGGTAATTTAAGTGGTCTACCATTTCTGATCAATAAATCCTCAGCAGCGATTACAGGATTTTCTCTATAGAACTCAATCCACTCTAGATCTTGTAAAATATCTAGATCTACTTTACTAGGTCTAGTCTTCATCAGTATCACTAGGAGGTGTAATTTCCTCTGTATCCCAGTAATCAACCTCTGGTGGAGCCTTAAGCGCTATTTTTTTCAAAAGTTCTTCTTCTTCTTTCTGGTACTCAACCATCTCTTTAAGTCGTTGTTCTTTATTGCGATGAAGCATAAGAACTGCTTGAGCCAACGAGTCAAGATTTTCTCTATCACCAGAAGCATTTCTTTGTTCTCTTGTCGCATCGAGAGTCTTGAGGTTTTCTCTATATCTCTTATAAATCTCTGTAAGCTGTTTATTTAAAGCTTGGTTTGTGGGATTTGATGCCATTTCCTGTAAAAAACGTTGTTGAATAATTTCATCCATAACTACCATCATCACAATAGACATGTCGAACTCGGGGTCTAAATCAAAATTTCCTTCGTTTATGATTTGATCACGGCGGGTTCTAAAGTATTCTCTCTCATAGTCATTAATCAAAGCCATCCCATATGGTCCAAATTCATCAATATACATTTTTCTCTCATCGTCACTAATAAAATCTCTTAGCGATCCATCTTGTGGATTTTCTCTTCTCTTTTTTTT